AGCACCTCATCAGAATCCGTGGTAGGTCTTAATATTGCCGCTCGGCATCTTGGCCTCCTGCAGCTTGCGATGGAACTCCTGCTCGAACTGGGCTCGCAGCGCCTGGTCGTCATCGATCAGGTGGTAGACCTTGGCGATGTAGTAGGACATGGCCCGGTGATAGCAGGGCTTCACTTCGGGCACCTGGGTCGGGTCGGTCGCGACCAGCCGCTCAGGGATCTTGTAGTAATACATGGTCAGCGTGCCGGATGTCATGGTCTCCGGCAGGATCATGATCGTGTTCCAGATCGTCACCGGCGACAGGTCGATCCGCCTGCCCTCGAACTCAAAGTGCGCAACCATCAGGAAGTCTTCCGGCAGCGCGAACCGGTGGTTGTCGGTCAGAGTGTAGCTGATCGGATACGCCTCGACATGGTCAAAGTTGGCGATCACATCCTGGGCTTCATTCATGTACTCGATGACTTCCGACAAGTCGCTGAAAATGGTCTCTGTCAGGACGTTGGCGTAGTCATAGATCTCCTGGATGGTCATGGCTCTCACGATCAGCTACCTCGTTTTCTTTCGGGTTATCAGATTCCGGTCAGGCTCTTTTCAGCCTCTTCGACTAGGCGCATCGCCCGGTTCAGCTGGTCATCGGACTGTTCGATCTGGATGGCGACCTCCCTGGGGACCATTATGGTGACACCGCGCTGCAGGAGCCGGGTGAATCCGTTGATCTGGACCGGGACGTCGTCCGATTCCTCTTTGGACTTGTGCAGCTTCAGCGGTACGAGCTCTTTCAGGTACGCAAGCTCGCGTGCCGTCTCATAAGCCTTGGCGGTCGGGAAGTCTTCGGATCTCAATTCCTTGGACGCTGGTTGTTTGGTAGCCATTGGTATCCTCCTGTATTTTGGTTGCTCCTGTGTTACTGGGGAAAACCCCCGGCCTGTCTTTCAAGGCCGGGGGCTTCAGGTCAGGTCAGGGATCAGTTGGCACCGACAATGTGCTCAAGCGCACACTCGGCACGGGTCATGAACAGCTGCGACAGGATCTTGGTGACATGAGTGGTCTTCCAACCAATCGTGGCACGCTGATCGAGAGCGTCGGCAGTACCGGCGGAGCCCAGCTGCTTGATGATGGTCTTGAGGCCCATGCCTTCAAGCTCGGTGACACCGTAGGCGTCAGAGGCGATGAACAGGGCTGAACCGACATCAGCGCCCTTGTCAGGCATCTCCGTAAGGCCGATGCCCATGTCGCCAGGGTAGATGATCTCGCCGTCGGTCGGGGATCCTGAAACGGTCTCAGACACGGTCACGGTCGCAGCCCCGGCAGCGCCAGCAGCGGCGGAAGCGACGGTGTAGAAGTAGCCTTTGATCCAGAGCTTGCGCCCGGTCATCGCGGTGGCTTCAGCAGCGGTGATGGCTTCATCGACCGTGAAGGTCTTGGTCGCCAGAGAAGCAACGGTCAGGTTCTTCTGGGAAGCGATCAGCCACGGGGCTGCGAAGATCTTGGCGTTGGTGGACACGACGAAACGGCAGCCGTCGTACTTGCCGATCTCACCGGCGAAGATCTTGTCGGTGTACGGATTCGACTTGTGGTAGTCGATCCATTCAGAGTCCTTCTTGAGGCTGTACTCCATCTCAGGCCCGATGATGCAGACGTAGTCGCCGCCCTCGACAGGCTTGCCGTTGTTGTTGCGCAGGGTCAGCATGCCACGGCGGATGACCTCGCAGGTGAAATAGTCGTTATTGGCGCGGGTCGCGTCAAAGGCGGTCAGCAGCTTACGGGACGCAACCGAGCCGTCACCGAACTGGACGCTGGTGCCGGCGTTGATGATCTCACGGCAGATGACGTCGATGGTGTCTCCAGCCTGATCGCCGAGCAGCTTGGTGGCCTCGACGATGTTGTTGTCAATCGCCGTGGTCTTCAGCATGTCGGATACTGCGACATAGTCGCCGTACTGCTCGACAGTCGCGGTGATCTCGGACACGGTCAGCTTCTTGCCGTTCGGGGTGACGCCCTCGGTCAAGGGGGTCAGCGCACGAGTCAGCGGGCTGTACTTGCGGAACGCGATGATCTTGCCGGAGCCCTGGGGCAGCGGGCGCTTCTGGCCGAACTGTACGTGTACGAGCTTGGGTTTGGCGTTGACAAGAAGATTCTTGTCATAGAACGTCTTCATCTCAGCGGTCATACCGCTGTCGCCGGTGACGTTGGTGTTGATGTCATGCAGGCGCATGACCAGCGGGATAAACAGGATCTTTTCGAGCATTTCAGGCATCTGTGTGCCCTCCTTTTGTTGTTTAGTGACTTCTGTCAAAACCGGATCTGCTCGCCCCTCGCAACCCGTCGTGCGATTTCCTTGATGTCTTCGTCCGAGAACGATGACGGGTCGGCTTTGTGGATGATCGCCGGGGCAGGCTTGGCGATGTTCTCCGAGACCTTGTCGATACCCTTGGACCGGATCGCCTCGATGGTCGCTTTCCGCTGCAATTCAGCGGTCCTGGCCACGATCTCGTCGTGATGAGCCAGGTTGTACGATTGTTCCAGGCTGAGTCCCTTGTCCAGGAATGCCTTGACGGTCTCGTTGGCGGTTTCTGCTTCCAGGTCGAACTCGACGCCTTGAGCGGCCAGCTTCTCGGCCAGCGCAGCGGCTTGCTCGTCCAGATCGGCAGCTGGTGCCTTGGCTTCTGGTGCAGCTTTTGCACCTCCATCGCCTTCCTCACCGTCCAGCATCAGTTGGATGTCCCGTGCGGTATAGCCTTCGGTGTTCGGGATGATGTAGTCCTTGACGAATGCTTCAAGCTCCGTGATGTCCTGGTAGCCAAAGTGCTGCATGAGCGGGTCCAGAAGGCCCTTTAGCTTACCCACTTCCTTGTCCCGGCCTTTCATGCGCCGGTCGAGTGCTTGCTTGAAGTCGTTTTCGTACAGATCCTTGTACTCGTCCTTGAACTGGCTGTACTTGCTGGGTCGGTCATCCGCCTGCGGCTGGGTTTCTGCCGGGGCCTCCGGGGTTCCCTGGGCAACCGGGTCGGTGTCGAGCTTGCCGTACACCACCACGGGCTCAGTTGCGATGTCCGTTGGCTGAGAATCGTTAGCAGCCGGTGTGCTGATTCCTCCTACTCCCAGGTCGCCCCCGTCGTGCAGCCTCGGTTTCAGGTTAATGAGTCGAATTTGGTACATATTGCCTCCAGAGGTCTTTCCCTCGCGCCTTTAACTCAATTATCCCACGGTGCCGGAGTGAGTTTTTTCAACATAAAAAGAGCCGCCCGGTTGTTAGTCGGACGGCCTGCAGTTTAGTTCGTAATATCAGGAAATTGCGAGTTATACTGGGCGATGTATAACAGCATCCACCCAAAGCCAACCACCGTTCTTGTAAATCAAAAACCAAGGTTTACCATCTTTTGCAACCGTTCCATAAACAGTATAAATTTCTTTTGTTTTGATATTTTCAACACTAAACATGCCATCACCTCGATAACATTATACCCCTTGTTATTTTAATTTTCTCAAATTACTGTAGTGTGTTTTTTCAGCCGGTTGCCATGATCGGCAGCAGATCCTGGCCGGGCGGATGCTTGGCCCGCCAGCTGATCAGGCTGATGTGGCTATCGCTGATCGTCAGGCAGGCTGTGCCATCCGATTGGCTGCAGTAATTGGCCAGGCCTACCTTCAGCAGGAACACCGCGCCATGAATCTGGTCATGGAAGTGCTGATCCCAGCAGTCGGTGCTGATGGCCGAGACCTCGAACTCCCCGGCATCGCCGCGCTTGGCCTGGACGAACAGGTCGTTGGGCCGCTCGGCCTCGATGGACAGGAGCATGGCCGCAAAGCTCTGGACCAGGGCGGTCACCGCGATACAGGCATCAGACTCGGCGTGCCCGACCGAATGGACGCAGATCAGTCGGCGGCAGCGATCCTTGTTGTCGTGGACCATCACGTTCAGCATCAGGGCATCACCTGTCCTTCCGGCAGCATCTCCGCAGCAATGTTAAAGCCGCTTTGCTTTTGCTGGCCGACAGTCGAGCCATCCAGCATGTTCTCTCCGGTCAGCTGCATGATGTAGTCGTTCATCATGACCAGCATTTCTTCCTGCTGCGCCACGGCCTGCTGCGCCTCGTTGGTCGCCTGCTGCATCTCCATCTGCTGCTGGTAGGTCTCCTGGATCGACTTCTCCAGCCGGTCCTTGCCGTCAAAGCTCATCAGCTTCAGGGCAGTCAGGGCTGCAGGGGCCATCTCAGGGCTGAAGAAGCCCATGCCGAAGAGCTCCTTGGCGATCTCGTTGTTGGCAATCGCGCTGAATGGGCTGTACTTCTCCGCATGGCAGACGATGTCATAGATAGGCTTCCGGGTCTCGGCAGTCTCCACACCATCAATGGCGATGGGTTTCTCCTTGAGCCCCTGATTGCTGAACTCGACATATTCAGGCTCGCCCTGGGCGTTGGTGATCCGGAACTTCCTTGGCTCATCGTAGAACTGGATGATGAGCTCCAGCGCCATGTTGCAGATGTCCACATAGGCGTCATACGTAGCCGAGACAATCGCCCGGCTCAGCTTGTTGCCGGCTTCCTGCAGCGCCAGGATGGCGGTTGCAGAGGTCACGCCACCGGTCGCAGCACCACGGCTGAAGTCGTTGGCGCCGGACACTTCCTTGAGCTCGGCGATCTTCATGTTTCGGTGCTCCATGATCGAGCTCGGCAGCGGGTTGGCCTGCAGGATGGCATAATCCTCACCAGCCTTCAGGTAGCCATTGCAGGCGATGAAGTCCAGGCTCAAGTCAGCAGCCTCCTCGACCGGGAATAAGCCCTTTTTGAACAGCATCCGCTGCCGGCCAGAGACCAGCGCGTTGCGGGTCAGGATCTGGTCCAGCTTATCGATGTACATCTGGGTGTTCTTGATGACGTCAACCATGCCGAAGCCGAGCAGGCTGTGCTCCTCCGGGAACATGGTGTCGAACACGAACGGATACAGGCCGTGATCATACAGCCCCTGGCCCTTGTCCTTGGTACTGTCCACAACCTGGTCACCGACGATCTTGTCCATGTGCAGGATGGTCGAGCCGTCCTGTTGTAGCTCCTTGTAGTAGCAGTCAACGACCACGACCATGCCCTCGGTGTCCACAGAATCGAGCTCGTTGTACTTCTTGAGGTCGATGCCGTACCTGGCTTCCACCTTGCCTTCCAGCTGCGGATAGCGGCGCTCTGCGTCGTCCTTGTCCATTAGGGACAGGGCAAACACGTATTTGCTGTCCTGGATGTTGTCCACACCCGGCTGCCAGTACAGGCGCAGCAGATCGACCTTTTTGATCGAGATGTCGCCCAGGCCGCCCTCAAGGCTCTGATCCCAGGCCACGTGATAGCAGGCTGTGCCTGACTTGACCTTGTACCAGGCGCAATCGCTGTAGGTCTTGCGGAACTTGTTGCGCTCCAGGACATACTTGACGACCTTGGACAGCTGCTCGGCATCCTCGCGGTCGCTGGGCTCGCGCTCCATGAAGATCGGCTCCGGAAAGGCGTCCATCAGGTCGCCCTGCTTGTTGGCCACGGTGTTCCAGACCAGGTTGGTCGTCGGCTCCGGCTCGGCAGCGTTCTTGTTCTTGCCGGCCTTCTCACGCATGATGTCCCATTGCTGGCTGCGGTACCAGCGGTCGTTCTCGATCAGCCGGTCATCGGACAGGCTCTTGCCCTGCTGGTACTTGGTCAGCGTGTTCATGAGCTTCTGGACATGCTCCCGGTTGCTGGCCTTTGACCTCTGGCTGCCGTCCTTGGGTTTGGCCTTGCCTGCGGCCTCTTGAGCGCCCTTGTATGCGCCCTTTGCTATGTCGATTAGTCCTGCCATATGCGGTCCTCCTTATAGGTGCATGAACATCTTGGTGGCGGGTCTCCGGTGCAGATCGAGCGGGTCTTCCAGGATGATCGGCGGTCTGTGGTGCTGCTGGGGCGGGATCGGGTGCTCCATGCACATGTACCGTAGGCTGTCATAGCAGTTGTGTGTAATCAGTCCACCGTCGAGCAGGTAGGCGTTGCCGTCAGGGACATGCAGGTTGTAGACATCAGCCCTGCCGGCCTCTGATATTGAAACGATCTCCACGTATCCGTCTTGTCCTAAATTTTTGCTTGCAGTTTTGATGGCAGAAGTGGTTGGCTCCATTCGCATAGCGGCGCCTTGTTTGATACTCTTTTCCACAGAAGGTGCAGGTGTATGTGACTGGTTCTTTGTCTGCCCAGACATCTTTAGCGTGTTCTCTATGCCAAGCTCTTCCGGCCTCTGACTTGTGCCACTCCTTTGACAATGGATGCAGCTGTTCAAGCATCCTGACTCTTCGCTTCTCCCTAATCTCATCCGTGAAGTGTTCAGACAGGTGCTTTGCGGCTGTTTTGAGCTCAAGGTTATCGATCTGGTTGTTAGACCTGTCCTCATCGATGTGATGAATGTGCAGACCCTTGGGAATAGGTCCGTTATGATACTCCCACACCGTCCTGTGCAGCCTTTTGCCTTTGTGTTGGAAGTATTTCCCGCACAAATAGAACGGTTCTCCGTTGAATTCCTGGTGCCTTTCTGATTTGACGATGACTCGCATACGATTACCTCCATATCTAATTGTGTCGTATGCGTTGACCTATGTTTTAGTGACATTCCTTTGGACATTTCGTCCACTCGAAGCCAACCATGTTTGGTCATAAAGCGATGATTAGGCGTGCAGATGACGCTTTTTCCATTGCTCAGATCGATCTTGACTACTTTGGCTTGCTTTTGCGTCAGTCGAACGTCTTTGAACGATCTGGGATTGCCATCCGGACCGTAAAGCATGACATCATGGCGGTCGGCAAGGTCCTTGATCTTGATTAACCCGGCAGTCGTCATGACAAGCGTGTCGCCGTGCAGGCAATGATCCTCGCCGTCGGAGTCGATGTCCTCGACGTTGACCATGTCATAGACCAGCGCAGGCAGCGTGCGGTTAAGGTGCTTGCAGGTGCTGAACGAGTAGAGCATCGGGTAGCCGTCTACATCGAATGCCAGCCGCCAATGGACCTGCTGCTTGCCTGGGATGCGCTTGTTATCGCCTCTGGACCAGAAAACGCCCTGGGACTCCATCATGTCTGCGATGGACTCGCCCCGGCTGCGATCCCAGATGGATGGATCAGCCACACCCATGATCGTGTGGCCCTTCAGTTGCGGATCCTCTTCCTCAATCAGCTTGATCTCCTGGGCCTGCTTGACCGGATCCCAGCGGTTGCCCTCGTTAGGCGTGCCGTTGCTACCGTATAGCTCACGGATGGCGTACAGCCGCCCGTCATTGTCCATCGCATACCAGACGACCGAGAACGGTTTGGCATAGCCGAAGTCATAGGACCGGAAGCGTCGCCAGGTGGCCGGGATCCTGAACGGCTCAATGACATGCGTCCACTCTCGGCTCTTGTAGCAGGCAGGCTGGTCTGACCACTCAGGGAACGCCTGGCCAGAGAACGAGTCCCAGCTG